GCTACTTGCTTACCTTGAGTTTGTTCTAAAGTTTCTAAATATTTACCTGCTGGAGTGCCTACTAAACCCAAAGCATTGGCTAATGCTTGTGTGTTTTGAGTAAACGGACTCATTGCTTTTCCTAAATCTCCTACAGCAGTTATCGCTTGCTGTATTTGCTGTACAACAGCAGTTGCAGCAATACCTCCAGCAAATCCACCCATCTGTCCGAACATTCCACCAATACCACCGCCCAAACCGCCAGCTAAAGCACCTACTGGACCTTGACCAAATAACAGAGGAAACGCACCACTTACCAACGCACTTTGTCTATCAAACCGTCTACCTATATTTCGTAAGCTAAATCTATTCGTACCTGCTCTACCTCTTAAAAGTTCTCCTCGTCTACCAAAATTTAAAGGCGAAGATTGTCCTTGTAATCTAGGGTCAGAAAATTGTTGTGGTCCGTATTGAGAAGCACTGAATCCCGTAGATCTTCCTTTAAGTCTTGCTTCTCTGGCTTTTACTTCTAACTCAACTTCTTTAGTTTTTTGACGAACAATATCATTACCTAAACTTAAAGACCTTTTCCTTTCCATTCTTCTAGCTTTATTTATATGTAAGCTTTTTTGATCCATTTCCTGAAGCTTCTTTTGTAGAGCTTCTTCTTCTTTTCCTCTTCTTTTTAGTTCTACTCTGATATTTGTAGCTGCTTCAGATCTCTGACCTGTTAAGAATCTAGAAGATACTCGTTCTGATAAATTTACTCTTCTTCTTTTTGCCTGTAGTTTTTGGTTTCTTCTTATAGCTTTACTTACAGGATCAGTTTGAAGTTCGTTTATAGAGTTTATATAATCTTTTTGCCTTTTAAGTTCATTAGTTAATGACTTTTCTACTCTTAACTGTTGCCTAGCTCCTCTTCCCCTACCACTACCTGCTCTACCACCTGTACCGCCTCCAGTTATATTAGTTATCGCTCTATCTACTTCCTTTAACTGGTTTAAACCTTTTAATTTCAGATTTATAATTGCATCGTATGAGGCCACAGGTTTATCAGGTACTGTTGTTTATATATTAAAGCAAAATATGAAATTTACCTACGTCTACGAGCTTTTTCTAGTTCTTTCTCTTGATTCTCATTTAAGACTAGAAAATAGGCACTCCAACCGATAACCTCTTCGAGTGTCATTTTTCTAACATCTGCAAGACTCATTCCTAGTTCTTTGGCAATGCCAAACTGCAACATCATTAAATTATCTTTTCGCAGTTCAGCACTTAGTCTTTTGGGTCTAAAGGCTCGTCTTCTTCCTGGATAATACTTAACATTAGCTTTTGTAAATCAGAATCTCTGACTTCGTTTTTAAGAACGTCTATTTCACCCAACTGAAATAGTTTTTCACCGTTCTCATCTTGTGCTTTTGTCAGCAATAAGCGAAGAGCAAATTCGTTGGCATCATCGGACTTTGCCAATCTTTGTGCTCTTTCCTTTTCAGCTAATGTTAATGGAGCGACCCACATTTCAAATGTTGTTCCATCGGATAGGGTTACTTTTTTCTTTGTGGGTTCAAGGTTTGCTGCTTTACGCAAACGGTCAATCGCACGAATTGTTTTAGCTGTTGTAGGCATAGTAAAGTTTTATACTCTACTATTGTAGCTCATTATCAATTAAATACTACTTATGCAGCAGTAGAGAAATCAAATGTTGGCTGAACAGCAGGTCTAAATTCTACACTTACTGTCTGTGCGTCATCTGGGTTAACATTCAATGATGCAGAAGTTAAAGTAGCTTCAAACTCAATAAATCTGCTTAATGTGTCACTTACTGAGCCACCAGTAAATACCTGATCCATGTATAGTTTCATAGCTGCACCTACTTGCTGTCTCTGTAGCACATCTTGCACCATACGGTTTACCATCGCTGTATCTTCATTTGTAAAGTAAGCAGTAGCAGTACCTGTGCCGTCACCAAAACCTGCAATATATTTTCTAAATGGAGTGAATTGTGTTGGAGTGCCACCGATAGTTGTTACATCTATTTCTTCTCTAGATATTTCAAATGTCCATTCTCTGACCTGTGTAACGCTACTGAAATCTGCATAGGCTACCTGAAACTCATTTGGAGATGCTGCTGTTCCAACATCAGTGATATTTAATGCTGAACCACCAGAAGTTGCTGACACCTGTAATGCTCCTGTTGTGGCTGTATATGCAATTACGTAAAAAGTATCAGAAGTATTTAACCCTGCTGGTAATGTACCCGTTCCAGATCCACCAGTTTGGGAATTGATAACACTGAACTTAACAGGATCACCTACTTTGAAGTTTAAGTAAGTCTCAACAGTAATAGTTTCAGTACCAATATTTACGCCAGCCGTGCCAAAAGTACCTTTAGTACCAGCAGGTTTGTAATATAAAGCTCCAGATGTTCCAGATAAAGCGGTGACAGCCATGATTCTTAAAAAGAATTGTATATCCTATACATTAGCGTGTTTTTTGCAATTTGTTAATCTAAATCAGTAGCGACATACGATGTCTCTATTCTTCCTTGAAATAATGGGGGATTTTCTGTCGTAGAGAATGACGGTCCAGTGATATTTCCTACTCTGAAAAATACACCTGAGTTTGATTTGGCGGTGTTGTTTAGGGTTTCGAGTACGCTAACTGCTGTGGTTACGAGTGTTTGATTTCTTGCAGGTCCTTTGCCTTTTTCAGAAAATGTACGAATCACAACTGCACCTCTCGCGGTATCTACGCTGGATGTCAGAGTTGCTTCGTTTGTTTCGCCAAATGTTACATTCACTGTTACATATTCTTTAGTAGATCCCAGAGGAGCAGCAGTTATATTGTCAAAAAACACGGGAACTGCTGGAGATAGATTTGTGAAGGCATTTAGTATTGGGTTTTCTACGGCTGCTCTTATTGCTTGATAATCCATTAGGCTTTACCTGGGTTAGCGTTTCCTTGTTTCAAACCTACTCTAATGCCTGATTTGAAATCTTTTGCAAATGTTCCTCCTTTTACATAAGTTGGATACCAATCCAAAGAAGCAGTGCTTCGGTTAGGTAAACTAAGTCTATTGCGACTGCCTATATTATCTAATTCTCCTCTTTTACCTCCTGGAGGTCTTGTTCCGTAAATAAAACGACTCTCAGTAACTTTTCCGTAAGGAGCGTCAAATTGACCTGGAATCCAAGGGTCTATGTCTAAAGCTACTTTGGCATAAGGACTTTCATTCAATATTTTGTATAGAGTATATCCGCTACTACGATTAGACGCTATTTTAGGAATTACTGTCTTTTTAACATCGTTAATAGAATATTGATACTTAGGTCCTTTCTTTTGTCTTGCAGGTTTTCCTTTTTTGGATCTGTCTGATATAGCTGACCATGCTGAAGAAAATTTACCCGTCCAGTGTGGTCCATTTTGCGATAGAGAGTTCATTATAAGAACAGAAGAAGTTTGACCTCCTTTTGCTAATGATTTTCTAATGTCGCTTGTTAAAAATTTTACATCTCTAGCCATTACTGCACCCTCACTATAAGTTCATGGTATATGGGTTCATCTCCTCTGTATGTTCTTACTGATGTTATTTTGCCTTCTACGGTAGCACCCGCCTGAGTGTATTGGACACGATCTGCCTGTGTTGGATAGTAGTTGCCTAGTTCTGACGTTCCAATCAGTACTCTTGTGTCTGTTCCTTGGTAGACTCCCTCACTTTCGTTTGAGTTTAATACAGAGATTATGCCTTTTACAGTTACGTTTGTATCCGATCCAGTAATAGCACCAGATGTGGGATTATATGTACGAGGTGTTGTTGTCTTTATGTAAGTTATATCTTGACCAAACTGAGATAAAACTTGGGCTGGTATCGAACCAAAAATGTCATCAATGGCTGCCATGTTATCCCCTCATTACTCTTAACTGATAACTGCCACTACCGCCAGAACAATATGCACCAAGAAAACTTTGTAACCAAGGATATACGTCAAAAATATTATTTACAGTTCCTGTGCTTTGAGAACTTTTATTATATTTAACTTCTAAATCACCAATCTTTACTTCAGAAGGAACACCTGCTGTACCTGTATTACCAGTAATAGCATCAGTATCATTTGCAAGTGCTCTAGCTAATTCATACTGTGCATATTTAATATTATTTGGAACGGCTGTACAAGAAAGTTCAACATCATCTACTTCGTGATTATTTCTAGGAAATTTTAATGCCTGACCATTATCACATCTATCTCCATAAAAAACTAAGTTATCTATTTCTCTAGTTGCTGCAATTAATGCTCTATTCTTTTGATCGTCAGTTTTATTTGTCCAAGTGCTTGAATCAGGTACAGTTTCAAAATAACTATTGGCTTCGGCTAACGTTACATAACTATTAGCTGAAGTTCCTGATAATGTAGCGTCTATAGTTGCTGCCACGATTCAAAAAGTAATTTAG